GAGTTCAGACGGGCAGCAGAGACGAGCGGCAATGTCACCGTCATAAATCAGAGAGGAACCGCCCCAACTGTATTGGTTCCAGTCCTGCGCTCCGTTCAATAAAGCACATTCAAGCAGTTTCGGGGCTTCCAGGTCGGACGGGTCAAAGTAACCGCCGTCAATGGCTTCTTCCAGACCTTCCACCAGTTCCAGGGCGTAAGCTGTTACGCCTTTGCTCCATGCGCTGCGCTCTGTGCGGGCTTCAACTTCCTTCTTGATCTGGTTAATAATGTTTTCGTTCATGGTGTTTTCCTCCTGTTCTTCTTCCTCAACCTCTGCGGGTTCAACTTCAATAATCGGCATACCTTTGCGGGTGGCTTCTTCCACTTCATAAGAAGCGGCTTCTTTTACGCTGTACCATGCGTACTTACTGTAATAGGCTTCAACGTCTGCGGCTGTCTCTGCGTGTGCAATGTTAGAGCAATAGACGCTTTCGGAATACTGGAAAGATACCTTGTAATACTTTTTCATGGTGGTTTCTCCTTTCGATCTGTGCGCCCTGGGCGGGCGGTCTGTGTGGGGTTCGTGTGTTCAGTTATTTCTGAACTACCCTTATTATATCAGATATATCTGAACTGTCAACCCCTTTTTGCAAATTTTTTCAGATTTTTCTGAACTCCTGTGGGCGGGCGTTTTCTGTCTGCATGGGTGAAGGTTTGCAGACTGTCCAACATTCTTCCCGGCTGCGCCTGCCCTGGTGATCATCTGGGCGGCTGTCCTGCCCTGCGTCCGTTCCTGGTGATCTGCTGCGGGTGTGATCATCTGGGCGGCTGTCCGTCTGTTCTGGTGATCTGGGGACGATCTGCGCCCCGGCTGCGTCCTGGGGTCTGTCCGTGATCATACCGGGGGAGGGGGAAAAGACCCCGGGGGCAGACGGGGCGGGTGAGTCCCGAAAGTACCGCAAAAATAAAAAAGTTTCACTTGTTCAGATATATCTTGACATTCAGTTATTTCTGTGCTATCCTTATCTCACAAAGGAGGTCACACTATGAAAGCAAATGAAATTATCCGTGAAGTGATGATGTTGAAAGAGGTCAAGCCCTCAACGCTTGCTTCCCGTCTCAATATCAAGAACAACGTCTTATCTGAAAGACTGGGACAGAAGAATATCTCTATTGACAAGTTGAATGAAATGCTGCGGGTTCTGGACTACAAGATCGTAATTGTCCCCCGTGAAGCCAGAGTCCAGGACGGCAGTTTTGAGGTTGAACAGTAGGGTAAGTAGGGTAAATCACGATTTTGCAGGAAATTCCTCTATAAGAGGGTCTATATAGGAGAGTTTATAGCAAAATGCGAAAATACCCTACTTGCCCTACACCATAGGAGGTAAAGCCCATGAAGAAAGTTTGGTTGATTTTGACTTGTTTTCTGGTTCTCCTTGCCGGGTGTGGCAGGACTGAACCAGTACAAATAAGAACCGTTGCCGAATACGAAAACTACAAGGCTGAACTACTGGAAGCGGAGTTTGATACTGCTGAAAACACGGTAAAAGTCCACGTGGCATATACCAACAACGGTTCGGACGGTATGTATATGCTTGAGTCCTTTGTTGTAAGGGCGTTCCAGAATAATACGGAACTAACCAACCTCACTGACATAAACAATGACGGCAAGCTGATTACCGAAGTGAAAGACGGACAGTCCGTTACCGGGGCGTATATCTTTGAACTGACCGACAGCAGCACGGTTGAGGTTCGGATATGTACCCCGACTGCGGATGAAGAACTGCTTGCCATAAGGGAGTACAACCGTGATTAAGTATTTCTTCATGTTCTTGGAAATAATGTTCCGGGGCATGATGGCACTCATTTCACTGTTCATGCTGCTGTGTCTGAACGTACTGACCATACCAACCTTCATTATCCTGTGGTTGTGCTGCAAACTATTCCGACAGCAGATACCACACTGGCAAAGGTACGGGCTGATGTTCTACCCCTCATGGAGTTATGCCAAAGAGCGTACTTTTCTTGAGGATGAAATAAGGTTAAAGCGAAAAACCGACAAAAAAATAAAAAAGCACCCGCCGATACGGGCGTGGGAAGAAATGTTTTTCTGGTGACTGATGTGCGGTCACCCGTCCAATGGGACTGTCTGACAGGGGCAGTCCCTATTCTTTTGCAAAGGAGGTATCAAGGTGGACTATTTGAAGATGAAAACGAACATAGAAAAAGCCATTGAACGCAAGCCGCTTGACTTTTCTGCGTACAATGACTTGTTTGATATATGCCGGGAGTATGAGAAGGAAGATTTTGCGGTAGCCCATGAGTGGAACCACGATCTGCGGGGGAAGAACAGTTACGGATTGCAGGCGGCTATTGCGGCAAAGGATTATTTGCTTGCGGAGAGGTTTGACGATCTGCTTTTCCGTTCCCTGCTGATGGGCGCACCACATTTCTTTGATGACTACTTGCAGGCGGTGGAGTATGGCAAGCCCCTGGACAAGAAGTTCTATCAACCCAGGCGGCATTATCTCAAGCGGTACGTGGACGCATACCAGGAGATACTTGACGGCAAACTGGACTTTCTGTCTATCTCCATGCCGAAGCGTGGCGGCAAGTCACAGTTGGGTATCAACTTCACAAATATGCTTTCGGGGAAGTACCCGGACAGGTCTACACTGATGGAGGGAACGGGTGACGATCTGGTAAAGTCCTTTTATACGGGCTGTCTTGAGTACCTTGTGACTCCCAGTGACTACCACTTCTATGACATTTTCCCGGAAAGCAAACTGGTACAGACCAACGCTGACACAAAGATATTCAATCTGCTGCATAAATCCCGCTTCCCTACCGTAATGTGCCGTTCCATTGACGCAAGACAGGTGGGCTTGTCCGAAGCAACCAACCTTCTGTATCTGGATGACTGCGTGGAGGGACGTGAGGAAGCAAAGAACAGGCAGCGGCTTGACGATAAATGGGAAATCATTTCTGGTGATATTATCGGACGTGCCATGGAAGGTACGCCCATTGTGATCTGCGGAACCCGCTACAGTCTCTATGACCCTATCGGTCACTTGCAGGAAGAAATGAGAAAACAGGGCAAGCGCATGAAGGTGATTGAAACACCTGCCCTTGACCCTGTGACGGATGAAAGCAATTTTGAGTATATGCGTGAGGGGAAGAAGGTCTTTACCACGCAGTATTTCCGTGATCAGCGTGGAATGCTGTCTGCGGAGCAGTGGGAAAGTGAGTTCCAACAGCAGCCCTTTGAAGCAAAAGGACTTCTTTTTCCCGAAGCAAGCCTTAACCGTTTCTTTGAACTCCCGGTTGACCGTGACCCGGATACGATTGTGGCGGTATGTGATACTGCGGATAAGGGTGAGGACTTCTGTTCTATGCCGATTGCCGCAGTATATGGCAGCGAAGTCTACATTGTGGACGTGGTGTTTGATGACTCTCCCCCGGAAGTGACAAAGCCAGAGTGTGCAAAGGCACTCATTGATAACAAGGTTACTGCCTGCACTTTTGAGTCCAATAACGCAGGTTCCTATTTTGCCAGGGACGTTGCAAAAATTCTTGAGGACAGGAAGTATGTCTGCGGTATCCGTACAAAGAGGACAATCAGCAACAAGCAGACTCGTATTGAGTTTGCTTCCGACACGATCATAAAAAACTTCTACTTCAAAGACCCCTCCACCTATGCCCGCAACTCTACCTACGCTGCCTTTATGAAGCAGGTTATTACCTACACCCGGTCTGGAAAAGTACCGCACGATGACGCACCAGACAGCTTGTCCCTTCTGGAAAACGAACTGCGGAGTCTGGTAGGCGCAAAGGTGGAAGTTTTCAAGCGTCCCGTCTAAAATTTTTACAATATATTCTTCTAATCATATTCAGTTATATTTTGACAAACAAGGTTAGAAGAATTATAATAAGGTGTGAAATAGGTGTATAAGGAGGTAGTCTACGTGGGTATTGCACCGAACAGCGTTATTGTCGAAGATCAGACCTGGTTGAAAGGCAGACGTATCATTAAGACGGACGAAACGGAAGTGACCGTTGATAATGTGATCAGTATTCTGGACAAGGCACTTCCTTATCACGAAAAGAACCGTCAAGAAATCGTATATCTTTGGAACTACTACAAGGGCTTGCAGCCTGTGTTAGACCGTAAGAAGGAAGTACGCCCCGAAATCTGCAATAAGATTGTGGAGAACCGGGCAAATGAGATTGTTTCTTTCAAGACGGGCTATCTTATGGGCGAACCCCTACAGTACGTTTCCCGTGGTGAGGGTGACATTGCCGAAGCAATCAACCTTCTCAATGAATATGTCTTTGCGGAGGAAAAGCCCACGAAGGACAAGGAACTGGCTGACTGGTTCCATATCTGCGGTACTTCCTTCCGCATGGTTCTCCCGGATGAAGAAGTGGGAGAAGAAGATGACTCCCCGTTTGAAATCTATACACTTGACCCCCGCAACACCTTTGTGGTGTACCATAACGGACTTGGCAATAAGCCTGTCCTGGGCGTTAAGTACGTGATTGACGATCAAGCCGTGGTTCACTACTCCTGCTACAGCAAGTATGAGTATTTTGAGATCGTGGAGGGCAAGGTAGTCAAACACGAACCTCATATTCTGGGTGATATTCCCATTGTGGAATACCCTCTGAACCTTGCCCGTATCGGGGCTTTTGAGATCGTGCTTCCCCTTCTGGACGCTATTAACGTCACGGACAGTAACCGTGTGGATGGCGTGGAGCAGTTCATACAGGCACTTATGGTGTTCTACAACATTGACATTTCCTCTGAAAAGTACAAGGAACTGCGTGAGGAAGGTGCAATTAAGGTACAGGACATTGACCCGAACATGAAAGCAAAGGTTGAGTACCTTGTGAACAACATGAGCCAGGGCGAAACCCAGACCCTTAAGGAAGATATGTACCAGACGGTACTTACAATTTGTGGTATGCCGAATCGCAACGGTGGTTCCTCCACAAGTGATACCGGGTCTGCGGTCATTATGCGTGACGGTTGGTCTGCTGCGGAAGCCAGGGCGAAGGACGCTGAACTGATGTTCAAGAAATCAGAGCGTATCTTCCTCCGACTGGTACTCAATATCTGCAAGACTCTCAAGGGTATGGACTTGCGGGTAAGTAACGTGGAAATCCGTTTTACCCGTAGGAACTATGAGAACATTCTGCAAAAGGCGCAGGTTCTTGACCTCATGTTGAAGAACAGCAAAATTCACCCCCGCCTTGCTTTTGAACATTGCGGTTTGTTCGTTGACTCTGACCTGGCGTACACCTTGAGTGAGGAATATGCCAAAGAGCAGGAAGCGAAGTTGCAGGAGCAAGAGAACTTGAAGAAGGGAGATAACGGCAATGACCCCAGTAATAACCCCGGAAATGAAGGAGCAGATAGAAAACCTGCTGAAACACGGGAGCCGGGTGGAAATTCTGATTGAGCAAGGCAAGGTTACGATTGTGGAGATCAGACGCAAAATGCGGATGAAGCAATCTGACCCGGAAACCGACAATAGTAAAGAGTAACCGGGACAAAGGTTCTGGAAAGTCCAATGGGACTGTGAGTGATTTACCACTCATAGTCCCATTTTTCGTAGGAGGTTCAGCATGGACGAAGTATTGAGCAGTTACATACTGGCGTTTGATGAAATCAATGCGCTTATGGCAACCAGTTACGCCCAGGCTGACCGTGATGACATTCAGAAACGGGTACAGCAGATTGCGGATGATCTACTTTCCTTCTTGATCAAAGCCTATAAGGAAGGAATACGGGCTGCGTCCATTATGTTTGCCTACGATCTGACAGTAGATACGGACAAAATGTATGACGCAATCTACGCCGTTATTGACGGCAAAGACTTTGAGGACAGAGTGATTACCTACATTCTGGCTGACGATCTGGCGGGTTTACAGATGTTGGCTGAAAGTGAGTATCACAGAGTCTATCAGACAGCAGTGAACGATGGGGCTTATCAGTTTCAAGAAGAAGGGAACTTTGGCATTGAAAAAACGTGGCACACCCTTCTGGACAATCTGGTAAGAGACACCCACCGTTACCTTGAGGGAATGACGGTAGCCCTTGAGGAAGAATTTTACACCTACGATGGTGACCACGCACGGTTCCCTGGTAACTTTGGGAATGCTGCGAACAACGTACATTGCCGCTGCTATCTGACCTACCGTGCAATGGTGGTATGAACTCTGGGAACCTAACCCATTCCCGGTTTCCATACGTGAGTGAACACGTAAAAACGCAAGGTCAAGAAAAGACCTAAAAACGGAAAAACACAGGGAGTGAACCCTACAAACGCAAAGGAGGACTTTACCATGAGTTATTTGAGTGATCTGCTTGGTTCTGCCTATAAGGAGGGCATGACCGAAGAAGAAATCTCCACTGCACTGAAAGCCGTGAGAGACAACAACGAAGCGGAGGTTACCCGGCTGAAAAATGCCCTGTCTAAAGCCAACACGGAATCTGCTGACTACAAGAAGCAGTTACGCACGAAGCAGACGGACGATGAAGCAGCCGAAACCGCCCGCAAGGAGGAACATGACAAACTGGTGCAGGAGAACGCTGACTTGAAGCGGTCTATCGCACTGTCCGAAAAGAAAGCCAAACTTTTGTCTATGGGTTATGACGAAAAGTTGGCTGCTGATACCGCTGCTGCAATGGTGGACGGTGATATGGACAAGGTGATGGCTAACCAGTCCGTTTATCTGGAAGCGCAGAAGAAGTCTATCGCTGCGGGTCAAATGAGATCGACCCCACGCCCTGCTGCGGGTTCGGATAACGCAGGTGGAGTTCTTGACTATGGCAAGATGATCAGCGAAGCGCAGGCAAGCGGTGATATTTCAGCCGTTGCCTACTATACCCGTCTGAAAGCCCAGGAGGAAGCTGCGGCGCAGGCAGGTAACACATAAACAAAACTATGAATTGGAGGTAAAACAAAATGGCAGACGTATTTGCTACAAGTTTTGGCGTACTGAACTACAGCGGTATGCTTTTCAACAAGGGTAATACTCGTACCCCGCTTTCGTCCATTATCGGGCGTAAGGCGAAAACGACCAACCACGTAGAGTTTGCGGTGGGACAGTATTTTGATAGTACCGGGACTGCTTCTCAGCCCGCTATTTCTGAAAGTGCTTCTCTCACTGCCCCGGACGCTACGGTTGTGACCCGTACCCAGATGACCAACGTGACCCAGATTTTCCAGGAGTCTCTTGGTATCTCCTATGCGAAGCAGTCCAACATGGGTACTCTGTCTGGTCTTAATGTTGCCAGTCAGCAGGCTAACCCCATTAACGAACTGGACTTCCAGGTTGCGGCAAAAATCCAGAAAATCCAGAGGGACATTGAGTTCACGTTCATCCAGGGAGCCTACAACAAGGCTACTTCTGACGCTACGATCAACAAGACCCGTGGTCTGGTTACCGCTATCACTACCAATGTGACCGCTATGGGTGGCAAGCCCCTGGGTCTTTGGGACATTGCGGACATGGTAAAGAAGATTTACGGACAGAACGCCCCGACTGACGGTCTGGTTCTCTGGTGTGACGCTGTGACCATGTTCCAGATCAACGCTGACGCAGTTCAGAATGGTCTGACCGTGGTTCCTGCTGCCCGTGAAATCAACGGTATTGCGCTTTCCAGTGTGGTAACGCCTATCGGTATCGTTTACCTGTATCTGGGTGAGTGCCTGCCTGCGGGTACTGCCCTGCTTCTGAACCTTGACGTGATCGCTCCTGTCTATCAGCCTGTTCCCGGTAAGGGCAACTTCTTCCTTGAGCCGCTTGCAAAGACTGGCGCAGGTGAGAAGTATCAGCTTTTCGGGCAGATTGGTCTTGATCATGGTCCCGAATGGTATCACGGCAAGTTCACTGGTATTGCTCAGTCCTTCACGAAGCCGACCTACAGCCGTAGCGTTTACGTTGCGGGCGGTACGATCACTACTACCACCTAATGAGAAAGGAGAGTGGACAGCATGACTGACGCAGAAAAAACCACAATGCTGACAAACATGACGGGTGAGACTGACAGTTCCGTGCTGTCCACCTATCTGTCTCTTGCGGAGGGCGTTGTAATTCGTAAGGCGTTCCCCTTTGGGGACGGTTCGGAAGAAATGCCCGCAAAGTATGACCGTACCCAGGTTGAGATTGCGGCTTATATGCTGAACAAGCGTGGTGCAGAGGGTGAGAAGGTACACAATGAGAACGGTGTTATCCGTCACTATGAGGACGGTGACATTCCTCCCACCCTCCTGCGCCGTATCCTGCCGATGGGGGAGGTACTTTGAATGAAACTTCTGAAAAGGAACCTACAACCTATCTGGTACTGCTTGTATAGAGGTAAGTCCGAAGCCACAGACGATGAAGGGTATGAGACTGGCGAAAAGTCCGTTTCGTATGAAAAACCTGTCAAGCTGATGTGTAATGTATCCCCGGCAACAGGTGAAGCACAGATCGCATTGTTTGGCAGTTTGGAGTCCTACGACAAAGTGATTGTCACTGACGATATGAATTGTCCGATTGATGAAAACACGGTGTTATTCATTGACAAAGCCCCGAACTTCCAGGGAACCCCTGCTTATGACTACAAGGTACGCAGGGTAGCAAAGTCCCACAATTCCATATCTATTGCAGTGAGTAAGGTGAAAGTATCGTGAGTACACGCATAATCCGAATGAGTTTGAACCCGGCAAGCATTGACCAGGCAATCAAAGAACTGGAAGCCTACAAGAAGTGGCTGACCCAGAAAACAGGTGAATTTCTGAAAGCCCTTGCGGATGAAGGAATGGAGATAGCCACGGTCAAGTTTCAGAACGCCCAGTATGATGGCACAAACGATGTATCCGTTTCCGTTGAGGAACGGGGTGACACCAGGGTGGCAGTTGTAGCGGTTGGCGGTTCGGTCTTGTTCATTGAGTTTGGTACAGGCGTGAGATACCCCGACAATCACCCGGAAGCTGCGGAACACGGTATGGTACGTGGAGAATACGGTTATAAACTGGGACGAATGAAAAAGGGTTGGCGGTATGTGGGTGACCCCGGAACCAACGGTGAAGTGATCACAGAGGGCAAACACGCAGGTGAGGTTCATACCTATGGTAACCCTGCGAACATGAGTATGTATCTGACAATCAGAGAGTTGGAGGAAAAGTTTGAGGAAATTGCAAGGAGGATATACGTATGATCGACTGCGAAAACGAAGTCTATACGAAGATCGCTACAATGCTGCGTAGCAACTTCCCTGGTATTAACATTGCCAGTGAATACGTAAACGCCCCGTCTGCGTTTCCTCATGTTTCTATTACCATGAGCGATAACTCTATCATGTTTTCCAGAATGGACAGTGGTGATCACGAAGTAGCCATTGTCATGTTTGAGATTAACATTTACTCAAACAAAACAGAAGGGAAAAAGACGGAGTGTAAGAAGATCGCAAAAGCGATAGACAACCTGCTTCTGCCCTATAACTTTAGGCGCATGAGCATGAACCCCGTTCCGAATATGGAGGACGGTTCAATCTACAGAATAGTTGCCCGCTATCGGGTGGCTACAGACGGAAAATTCTTTTATAGGAGGTAAATAACAATGGCTACAAGTACGTATAAAACTTTCCTCATGCATGGCAGTGGCACTACTCCCACCTGGGCCAAACTGGTGGACATTACGGAGTTCCCGGACATTGGTTCTGACCCCGAAATGCTTGAGACTACCACTCTGTCCGACAAAATGAGGACTTTCATTCTGGGTATCCAGAACAATGAGGGCATGAACTTCAATGCCAACTATGACAAGACTGACTACCAGGCTCTTAAGGCTCTTGAGGGCAAGGACGAAAAGTACGCTGTCTGGTTTGGCGGCACGGAGTCTGGCGGTGTGGTTACTCCGACTGGCAGTGAAGGTAAGTTCAGCTTCAATGGTGAACTGGCGGTACACGTTACGGGTGGTTCTGTCAATGAAGTTCGTGGTATGGCTATCACGATTGCCCCGTCCACCGTTATTACGGAGTCTTTCTCTTAAGGAACAGCGGAGGGAGGGGATAACTCCCTTCCCTCCAACGCTATAACACAATTTCAAGAATTGGAGGAACCATTGCAATGGCTAAACAGATTATCTTTTCTTACGAAGGTAAGGATTACACCCTGGAATATACCAGGAGAACTATTAAGCAGATGGAGGATGAAGGTTTCGTTGCCAAAGACATTGATAACCGTCCTATGACCCTCCTGCCTGCGCTCTTTGCCGGGGCTTTCAAGGCGCACCACAGGTTTGTGAAGCAGGACGTGATCGACAAGATTTACGCTGCTATGCCCCATAAGGAGGACTTGATCGGCAAGTTGGCAGAAATGTATAACGAACCCATTATGTCCCTTATGGACGAACCCGAAGAAGGTAAAGAGGGAAACGTGGACTGGATGGCAAGTTGGTAACGGATTTGCCGTCTGACGATGACACAGCAGGGGGCGGCGGTGAGTCAAGCCGTCCGTCCCCTGTTCTACGTTACGGAGATAAGTTTGAGGAACTATGCGGCTTCTACATGAGCATAGGGATGACCTATGAGGACTACTGGGATGGTGATAACTGCAAAACGAAGTATTACCGCCAGATGAACGAACTTGAGAAGGAGCGTAGAAACGCAGACTTGTGGCTACTGGGAGCCTATTTCTATGAAGCCTTGTTGGACGTGTCCCCAGTATTCAACCCGTTAAGCACTAAAAAGCAACCCTTCCCGTACCGTGATAATCCTATTCCTCTTACCGAAGCGGAAATCAAACGGATTGACGAACTCAACAAAAAGAAGCAGATGGAAGCGGGCAGAGAAGCAATGCGGGCTATGATGGCAGAGTTCAACAAGAAGTTTGAAGAAAAATTAGAGAAAGGAGGGGAACCGAACGATGGCGATTGAACTTGAAGGTCTTGAGTTTCAAATTGAAGCGAAATCGGAAGGTGCTGCCAAAGGTATAGACACACTCACAAGCAGTCTTGGTAAGCTGAAAAACGCTACTAAAGGCGGGGTGGGTCTTTCTTCTTCTGTGAAGCAGTTGCAGAAGTTGGATGAAGCACTGGGAAAGATCAAGAACCTGGATAAGCTGAACGACCTGGGTAACGCCCTGGGCGGGTTGGGTAAGATTGGCAATCTCAAAATTTCCGGGACTATCCCGAAGCGGATTAGCGATATTGTTACGTCCGCAAACAGTATCAGCCCAGAGACGATTGCAAAACTCAATATGCTCACCGAAGCCCTGTCTAATCTGGGACAGGTAGGTAATGTGAGAATACCAAACATTCAGCAGGTCAACCAGGGCGCACAGACTGTCCCACAGGTCAATCCTACTGTTACTCCGCAGGATAGTGGTGTGGAGCAGGTTGACGCAGGTATTCAGCAGGTCACGCAGTCCACAAGCAGGCTGAAAAGTATCTTGTCTGGGCTTGGTGGAGCGTTCAGCAAAGCGTTCAGTGTAGGTACTGGCGCACTCAAGAAACTGGCAAGCGGAACGGCAAAGGTTACGAAGGGCTTTATCAAAATGTCCGCTGCTATTCCTAAAATGGCTATGTCCCGGCTTATCGGTAAGGTTAAGCAAACGACTTCCAGTCTGGGGCAATTATTTGGTTCTCTGAAAAGGATTGCGCTGTACCGGGCTATCCGTGCGGCTATCTCTGCGATAACCAAAGGATTTTCCGAAGGGATAAGCAATCTGTATCAGTACAGTATGATCATGGACGGGCAGTTCTCAAAGAGCATGGACAGACTTGCCACGTCCTCACAGTACCTTAAGAACAGTCTGGGTGCTATGGCTGCACCCATTCTGAACGCCCTTGCCCCTGCCATTGACTTTGTTATAGACAAGATCGTGACCCTGCTGAACCTTATCAATCAGCTTTTTGCACGGTTGTCTGGGGCAGCTACATTCACGGCTGCAAAGAAGGTTGGCAAGGCATGGGGTGACGCTGCGAAAAGCGCAGGTGGAGCCGCAAAGAAAGCCGCAGACGAAATCAAGCGTTATACCCTGGGGTTTGATGAACTCAATATCCTGGGTAAGAACAAGGATGACAGTAGCGGTGGCGGTGGCGGCGGTTCTGACACGGACTACGGTTCGATGTTTGAGGAATTGCCGATTGACAGTTCCATAGGGGACTTTGCGGAAAGACTCAAGGAAGCGTTTGAGAACTCCGACTGGGAAAGCCTGGGTAGGCTTCTGGGTGGAAAGGTCAATGAGATATTTGACAGTATCCCCTGGGCTGAAATCGGCACGAAGGTTGGTAAGGGCATTGACGGTTTTGTTAAGACCCTCTACTACTTCTTTGATGAAATAGACTTCCGTAATATCGGTTCTCACATTGCGGAACTGCTGAACAATGCACTGGAAAACATTGACTTTAGCTTTGTAGACAGACTGCTTGTGAAGCCGTTTACCTCTTTGGCTGACCTCATTATCGGGTTTGTAACGAAACTGGACTGGGGTTTGGTTGCAAAGAGTTTGAGCGATTGTGTCAAAGGTATCTTTGATGAATTAAGTGACTGGCTTGACAGTGTTGACTGGGTGGACTTTGGACAGACCCTTTGGCAGAAGATCAAGGACGCTGTAACCAACATTGATTATGCGGGTATCGCAAAAAGCCTATTCACATTCTTGGGTAAAGCCATAAGATCAACCGTTCAGTTCCTTTACGGGTTCCTCTCTGGTATCTGGGATGACATTACTACGTGGTGGAATGAAGATATTAAGGGTAAGGACTTCAAGGAAACCTGGAACAACTTTTGGGCGGCAATGGGTAGAGGACTTACCGCAATCGGTGAGTTCGTTATGGATAACATTGTTATCCCGTTCAGCGAAGCCTTGTTTGACACCGACTGGGAAACGATCAAAGAAGTTGGCGGCAATATTATGGCAGGTATCGGAGAAGGAATTGTCAATTTCTTCAAAGATATTGGTTCCTGGCTGAAAGAACACATTGTTGACCCTATCGTGAACGGAGTCAAAGATCTGTTCGGTATCCACTCTCCTTCTACCGTTATGGAAGAAGTGGGTGGTAACGTGGCAGCAGGACTTCTTAACGGTATAGCCGCACCCTTTAAGAAAATCGGACAGTGGATTAAGGAGAATATTCTCACTCCGATTAAGAACGCCTTTAAGAAAGCGGGTCTTGTCCTTGAGGCAGCGGTTGAGTTGGTTAAACAGGGATGGACAACCCTCAAAGAATGGGTTGGTGAAATCGGAGCAAAAGCGTTCTCTCTGGCGAAGAAGGGTTGGACAACCATTCGTAACTTTGTTGGTGAGATCGGTGACAAAGCTTTTGCACTGGCACGGTCTGGATGGACAACTATTCGTGACTGGGTGGGTGACATTGGAGCCAAAGCCTTTGCCCTGGCGAAAGACGGTTGGACTACGATCAGAGACTTTGTAGGGGAAATCGGGGCTAAAGCCTTTGCCCTTGCAAAACAAGGATGGACTACTATCCGTGAGTGGGTAGGTGAGATCGGCAGCAAAGCCGTGAGTCTGGTCAAGTCCGGGTGGACTACCTTAAGCAGTTGGGTTGGTACAGCGGTAACCGCAAGTGTGAGTCTGGCGAAATCTGGTTGGTCTACAATCAGTTCCTTTGTTGGCACAGCCGTGACCACTTATATTTCCCTGGCGAAATCTGGTTGGTCTACAATCAGCAGTTTTGTAGGGACGGCAGTAACCACCTATATTTCTCTGGCAAAGTCCGGGTGGAGTTCGATCAGCGGTTATGTAGGGTCTGCGGTAAGTGTGGGTATCAGCCTTTGGAAAAACGGTTGGAGCAGTATCAGTAGTTTTATTGGTACGTCTGTATCGGTAGGTATTTCCCTGTTTAAGTCCGGGTGGAGTTCGATTAAATCTTTCTTTGGACTGTCCAGTGGTGGCTACAATACAGGTCACGGTTTCAGCCTGTTCCAGTCTGGCGGTAGTATCAGCCGAAGCGGAGCGAAAGAGTTCTGGAACTCCATGCCGAAGTATGCAGGCGGTACGGTCAACGCACATGGCAGTATGTTCATGGCAGGGGAACGTGGCGCAGAGTTGGTGGGTCATATCAATGGTAGGACGGAAGTTTTGAACAAGTCCCAGTTGGGACAGGTCATGCACCGTTCTATTGTAGATGGTATGTTGCAGTTTGCACCGTACATTACCACGATCAATAACAAACTGGCTGCGGTTTCCAACGCCATTGTGTCTGCAAACCTTATGTCTGCGGAAATGATCAGCAAGGGTATCAACTCCGCTAATCAGCAGTACAACAGGGAGCAGATTACGGACTGGATGAACACCGTAGGTTACCGGGCAGGAGCCGCTCTTTACGGGGAAGGTAATTCTGACCAGATTGCTGAAGGTGTGAGACAGGGCGTGTATGAAGCGACTGCCAGACAGAATGATCTGCTACGTGAACAGAATGAACTGCTGCGGGAGATTGCAATGAAGGATACCACGGTGGAAGTTACCACCAACTCCTTCACCAAAGCAATCAACCGTAAGAACCAGAGAGACGGCAAGACCGTTATTCCAGTAAGTACGTAAGGAGGGACAGGAAATGGCTACAACAAATGACTACAATCCTATCAGAAGTGTAGATGGCGTTGCTATTAAATGCCCTTCCGCTTACCAGTGGAAACTGCAAGATATTTCTGAAAGTGACGCAGGGCGTACCGAAGATACGGTCATGGACAAGAAGCGGATTGGACAGTGTGTGAAGTTGGAACTGCAATGGCAGAATGTATCCATTGAGGACGCTGCTGACATTCTCAAGAAGTTCAATCCAGAGTACATTACGTTGTGCTATCTGGACGCTATGACGGGCAAGTATGAAACTTCCGAATTTTACGTAGGTGACCGTTCTGCCCCGTTGTATAACTGCCAGAAGGGTGTTTGGAGTAATATTGCGTTCAACGTAATAGAAAGGTCTGGTGTGTGATATGTACGCAGTAACACAGGATATTATAGACCTTTTCAACAAGCACTACAGACAGGTGTTGCGTATCACCTTTAAGCGTGGAAACGTAACGAAGGTCATAGATGAAACGGAGATCAGACAAGGCGGCTTTACCATTGACCGCTACTCCGTTTCGGGCAGTAAGGTTGAGGTGGGTTCCGCTATCGCTGCGGAACTCACCCTCAAGGTCAAAAACTATGACGGGAAGTATGATGAAACGATCTTTGAAGGTGGAGAACTGTTTGTAGAGGTAGGTATCAAAAAGTGGGACGCACACAGGTGGGAGCAGGCAGTTATTCACTATATCCCTTGCGGGTACTTCATCATTGACACCCCGCCCCGTGCGAAGTCCACGATCAATATATCAGCCCTGGACAGGATGGTGAAGTTTGATAAGGTTGCAGACCTTACCCAGATCACCTTCCCTATCACGGTGAAAGACCTCATTACGCAGGTCTGTACGATCTGCGGAGTAACGGTAGCCACAGACTTGACAACGCTTGTGAACTACAACTATACCGTCCAGTCTGCGCCTACCACGCAATCCTTAACCTACAGGCAACTCATTCAGTGGTGTGCCTTTTTGACAGCAACGTGCGCCTACATGAACCACGAAGGGAAACTGGTCTTTCAGTGGTACACACAGACCAACCTTCCAATTACGGGTGCTGAACGGTACAGCAGTGATATGTATGAGAATGATATTACGCTGACCGGGCTTGTCTACACGGGGAGTGACAACGCCGTTTATGTCACAGGTGAAACAGATTATGCGCTGACGTACAGCGGGTGTGACATTTTGCAGAGCAACATTGAGGGAGCCTTGCAGAATATCTACTACGCAATCCGTAA